GCCGCCGCTTCCTGCATTTGTATCCTCTGTTGCGCCACCGCCACCACCAGGCTGAGCACCATCTGTTGCTTGCGTAAAAGCAGACGCACCACCGTTACCACCGAAAACACTGATTCCGCCGGGTTGAGAAAAAGCACTTGGCCCGTAAACACCACCGCCACCACCGCCGCCAAAGATACCTTTTGCACCTTGGCCGCTAGTTCCGGCATCAATTGATCGCCCGCCATCGCCACCTTCAAAAATGTTAGCGGCACTAGCGGGAGGGGCAGGTGTAGTATCACTTATTTCATAAACCGTAGATCCCCTTGACGTTGTTTGTGAGCCGTTGCCGGTTCCGCCAAGGCCGCCATAACCCGTGGCATAACTACCAAAAGAACTATTTCCGCCATTGCCGCCACTCCCGTTGCCTCCGGTCTTTCCTGCGCCGCCAGCGCCAACAGTAATTGTTTCACTGCTGCCTAGATCTGCTGCAGCGAGAGCGGTAATGACGCAAGACGCTCCAGCACCGCCGCCGCCCCCCAGGGTCGAGTGTTTTCCACCGCCGCCGCCACCGCCCCAGCAGAAAACAATCACCGTTGTTACACCTGCTGGTTTTGTCCAAGTAAACGTACCCGGCGTCTCATACTTGGTAAAAGTAGAACTGATCGCATTACCCCAGAGCAGTGACGTTCCAGTTGTAATCAGTGCTTTGTTTGCATTTCCGCCTTGGCTGGGAAGTAGTGCTGCAATCGCTGCGGCAGCAGTAATCTCACCCGTTCCACCGTTAGCGATTGGTGTGACGCCACCGGATTCAAAACCAGCCGGGTCTAAAACACCAACAGTGATCCAACCATTATTGTCGCCGTTGCGGACTTTCCAAATCGGGTGATCGCTTTCCTGACTGTTTGTGTGAACCCAAGTCTGAAAAGCGACAGTTGTTGTTGGTTCGGAATCCCCAGAGCTTTGGCTAAAAAGCGCAGCAAGATTATCGTTAATGTCCCCGCGAACAGACGGAAATGTTGCGTTCTGTACGACTTGATCGCTTTGGGCCATTACAGTGCTCGACCGTATCCAGTCGCAGTGTAACTGAAACCGCTATTTGTCGCTCCTGTAAGCGTTGCCGTAAATCCTGTTCCCGTGACGCTACTCAACGTCACATAACCATCCGCCCCAAGGTCTGTCGGAGTGATAACCACGTCAGGCGCTTGATAAAACGCATTGCCAAATGTCACCGCGCTGCCAGACGAACCAGTGCCGGTTTCTGTACGCCGCCGCAGTTGAAGCGTCGCACCAAGCTGATCAGCCGCGACGTTGATGTTCGAGCTTGTTGTAGTCAATTGTGCTTTGATCTGGATGCCGCGACCTTGAATCACACCTGCAACAAACTCAGTCCATGGCCCCCAAGTTGGTGATCCCGCTGGGTCGTCATCCGTTGTTCGCACGTAAGTCACCGTATTGACCGCATCTGAACTCGTCCCATCAAAGAAGCCAGTAGCGTCATCAAACAATCCGGGGTAGTCATCGAACAAGGTTCCCGTTTGAACCGTGGGGCGACTAAGAATTGTGCGGCGAATAATCGTGTCATAAACCGCACCAAAATCAAAGGTATCTTTGTAGGTATATTCAGCCTGTCCATCGACTTCAAAGTAAAAATCAACGGCATAACCCAACGCAACATAAACGTCAGGCTCTAGTAGTAGTGCGGTCTCAGTCGCATCGTATGCACAGTTGACAGCTGTTCCATCAAACGGCGGCGACAAGCTTTGCTCTGCATAGGTTTTTACTGTCAGCAGTGCGTCAGGATCAGGTAGTGCGACCTCATAACCAACCGCATTTACAGAACGATTGCCAAGGAAGTCTTCGGCTTTGATAAAGTACGTTCCAGCAAGCAATGGCACTTGCTTTTGAGTGGATGCGCCAGAAACGCCATCAACAATGCGGTTGCTGCTATTCCATTCAGCAGCTGCCAAGGGTCGTGGATCGTGGCGAATAATGATGCGCCCACCAAGTTGAACGTCTAGTTCATCGACCTGATCCCAAGACAGAATTGCCAGCGTGTCAGTTGTAGGCGTCAGGCTTAGATCAACAATGTCAGCCGGTGGTGCGCCAAGACCCTTAACCGTGTAATTAGCAAGAGCAGGTTTGCTGAACAAAATGCCGCTACCGCTAATAGCGCTTACTTGGATTTGATAGTTGCCTGGCTTAGCGTCAAGAATATCTAGCGTGGTGCCCTGAATGATTTCTTCGGTAAAGTTGTCGTCTTCGTGGCGGTATCGAACGCGGAACTTTTTAGTGGTCTGACCGCTAGGAACGCTCCAATGCCATGTGATTTTGATAGCTACTCTGCCGTTCAATACGAATTGAACTTCTTTGGTTGGTTCCGTTCCGCCTAAAGGGATTGTCTCCAACACCTCAGGATTTATTGGTGGCTTGGGGATGACATCTAAATTTGTTCCGTCACGCTTCTCAAGCTCTTCGCCGTCTTCAACGTAAGCGTATTTACCCTCGTTATACGAAACGGCATTGATGGTATAGAGCATTTGATCCTGCTCTTCAATTGCAAGCACGCGCCACAGTGTTGGTTGGATGTTATTAGCGCCCAAGCCAAGGCTTTCAAGCATCCAAATGCTGTTGACGTTTGGTGTTGCGCTAAACGCCCCAATAACAGTAATAACACCACCAGTAATAGTGCTAACTTCTTTGGTTTCAGCTGTGCCGTCGGGCAAGATGACGTGCAACTTGCTGCCTGAACCAAAGTTCAAGTCGGTGCTTGCTGTGTCATCAACCGTGATTGAATTGCTAGTTGCAGCATTAATTCGTCCTGCTTTGCGTTCGCCAGCAACGACAGGATCAGCAATTTGAATCACCATGCCAGGGCGGACAACCTGTCCAGCAGCAAGGCTTGACGTAAACGAGACAACTTCTTTCTCGTATCTGTCAGAGTACAAAATCCATTTGCCTATCCTTGCCGCTTGACCGCGACTTGTGCAGGCAAACGCATCAAACTCTTTACGCACCACACCGTATTTTGCGATGCCATCATGATCTTCGACTACCTCGTAGGCTTTATCTTTGAGGTCAATATCGAGATAGCTAACCACAACAACGGTGGGGCGAGTTTTTAGACTGCTGCCGCTATACGTAAAACCATCCTCTGTGACATTGGCCATCGTGAATAGATAGGCCGGATCCCGTGGTGCGTCTTGCGCAATAGTCAGACTGCCTGCACTCCAGAAACCTTGGCAGCGCATGACTGACAGCAGGTCATTAACTAGCTTGAAGGATTCTTCAGCCGTTTGAATTGTGGTGTTGCAGCTAAAACGAGCTTCCGTTCCACCAAAGCCGTCATCAACCAGTTCGTTGCTGTATTTTGACGCTGCAAAAAACGCCCACTTATCAAGCTGAGAGGTGTCAATATGGTTGCCGAAACCGTACCTAGTGTTGGTCAGTAGATCCCATAGGATCCACGCTGGACAGGCGCACCATGTTGCAGCAGCAAATGTTCCGTCCCAGACAAAATTCTGCGGATAGATAATCCTGCCATTGTCAGGGTCAACAGTAACGCCATTGGGGATCTTGACCTTGATGCCTTTAATCAGATATTTGCGCGATGGGATGCTGTTGAATTGCTCAGCATCAACACGCAACCCGATAAGTGCGCTATTCGGATAAGTAAGCTTTGCCCATTTAATTTCCGTCAAGCTTGTCCAGCTGAAAGCGTTCGTCAGCAGCGAGTTGGTGCTATCGCGCGTGATGCGTTCAACTTTGACATCTACGTTGTCGGTAGGATTCGGCCGATCCAGCTCAATTAAATAATCTTTTTGGTACAAATCAGCGGTGCGGCCACTAATCTTGTCCTCAAGAACCTCTATAAAACCTGCATTTGCATACTGCAAATAAATCTTCAGTTGGACAGAAGTGCCTTCAGTGTCCCCAGTCTCGTTATCGATCTTTTGCAGCGATGGGATTGAGATTGTGATTCTTACTGCATCAACTTCATCGTCCGTAATACTTTCTATGATCGGAACGGATTGCGCAACAGGGCGATTTACTGCACGTCCGTTTTGCGTTCCAGGCGTTAGCGGGATGTGCCCTTGCCTTTGCGTGCCGTTACGGGTGTAAACAGTAACGTCTTCAAAGTTAAAATCACCACTTACGCTTTCTAGCTGAGTATTATTCAGAAAGATTGATTTATTGCCGTCGACTAAGCCTTCGATTTCGCCTTCTGAAATGAGGTCAATAACATTTGCGTATTGCCTTGAATCAAGAGAATCAGGCGTGGTTTTAGGTGAGCGGCTACTGCCACCACCGCCACCACCGCCTTTGCCGCCACCGCCGCCGCCACCAGCACCGATAATCGTTGTCATGTCCTTACCTGAACGGTGTCAATACCAGCAGAGATAACAACGCTGCCAGTCAGAGTCTTACCGTAAACGATAGGAACAGGCGTGCCACCACGGCTTGTATTTTGTACGCCGGAAAATGAATACGATTGAGACTTTCGTGGATCTTGTTCAGTATCTGGGCCTTGCGGAGTTGCAGGTACTGGGGCGATCAAACCTGCGATGCCGTTAAGAACCAGCCCGGCACCAAGAGCCACAAACGCCGTTCCAACAGTTCCAATTCCGGCCAAGCCGCCCAAAGCAACACCAGCAGATGCGATCGCACCTATGCCAAAAGATAAACCGATAATTGCAATACCTGCCAAGATTTGAGCTGTCGGACCGCCGCCTGCGCCGCTAATTACAGGCACAATTTTGATTTCCTCTTGGCCTGTTGGGTGATGCAACTCATCTAACGTCAAAGCACCATCTCCCACTAAAACTTTGTAGTGGCCCTCCGACATGTGTTGCTCTAGTCCTGGGAAGTTAACAATCAGCATCCTCACTGCCTCGGCAACGCTGCCAAGATCTGCTTCCAGTACAGTTCGACCAACAAACTTGGCGAGCTGCCCGTAAAGCCTGACCTTACGCAACATGACGCAGCCGCCTCCCTGTCACCGATTGTAGCCAGCCACCGTAAATATCTCTACTGCTTAGGCGTCCTGCAAGGTGATGTAGCACCATCCCATCACCGATAAATACGGCGCAGTGATTCAAGCCTTTGCCGTTAATCTGCATCAGCAGCAAGTCGCCACGCTCCAACGGTTCATTTTCGGCCAACTGGCGGAATCCTGTTGCAGCCCAGGCGCCATCAAACATCGGCGCATTCATGAACAATTCTGGTGTTGCAGGGCGATCCCAATCGCGCAGCATGATTCCTTGTTCTGCGTACCAGTCACGCGCCAAAGTCCAGCAATCGTTGACAGCCCAAGTCCATTGCCTGCCAATCAAGGGAGCCTTGTAGCCGCAAGGGCAGTATTCGCCCCAGGTTTCAATTCGTGGGTTGACGATGTACCAAGGGAGGCCGTGTTTTTCTGCTGAAACTCGATCGGCTTCGCTGGGAACTGGTGCGGTGTGCGGATGGCTGTGAACAATGCCGATAATTTCACCAGCATCTGATGCAGCAGCGTAATCCTCAGGATTCAGCACGAACATGCTTTCCATGTTGTGCGCCATATTGCGGCATGGCCAATACCGCTCACGGCCTTTGACGACAACGACTAAACCAACCGACTCCCAAGGATCGCGGTCCTTAGCGTCTTGTAAAGCAGCGTCGCGCCAAGTCATGCGAAGAAAGTGCCAATACCGGGATAGCCGCCAAATGGCAGCTCGTTATTCTCACCAAATCTAGCTTCGCAGCTACTCTGCTTCTTGCCGCAAACATCCTCAGATGTATTCACAACAGGGTTGTCATTGGCGTCAAAATAGTTGGTGCCTGTGTAACCGCATTCAGCAGATCGATACACCCATTGGCAACGACTGATGCACTGACGCTTGGGTGCGCGAACACCTGCAAGGTCAAAAGCACTGGCTAGCTCAAATTCGACTAAGTTTCGATTTTCGGTTGATTTTCGGTCAACGTAATAAACCTCTAACGGGAACAAAGCAGTTGAATCGGGCGTGCCGTAAGGATTCCCCGTTTGTGAAACACCGATTAAAGCATCACCATTTTGCGCCGTTAATATGTCGCCACTTTGCGTCGCTAATGGCGATAAGGCAGTAAGGAAATTTGCGTCATCGATGTAACGCGCCAACGTACGAAGCCTCGTAACTTTTGCGCCTTCCAATCCGTTCGGCAGTGTCGCCAGCAGTGCCGTAATCGTGCTGAGGATGTTGCTAACCCTTAGCGTTGGCCTTGGCAAACTACCTTGACCAGAATATGCAAAGCCATCAGCTTCAATCGGCAGCGCTATATAAGTTGTGCCGCCAAACACTAAATTGTTGCCAGAGTTTTGTCTGGTGCCGTTGTGGAAATAGTAAGTCTGGTTTACACCGTGCTGGTTGGCGTTTAGTTCGAGCTGAAATAGCTCAACGATCGCAGTCGGATTGATTCCCTGCAGCTCACCAGTTATCGCCGCACTGGATTCAGTGTCGGTATAACCGACATCCCAGTAACCGGAGACAACGTAAGCCATGTTCAGCTAACTACAGCTTT